AAAACGCTAATCACTCTAATATCTAGCAATCATGCCAACCGAACCCTTTCAACACGGAATTCCTCATCACGATTACTTTCTTATTGCAGCGCCTCCATCGCTCGTTCAACCAACGGTTCGATCCATGGATCCCGATTATGTGAAGCCAATCATACAGCTTCAGGATCCCGGAACTAAAGAGACCATTCAGGCAGAGGTAAACGCCATTTGGACAGTGCCACTCGATGAAATGGAAGACTACAAGAACTTCTGTCTCATAGCCTATGGCCTTGAGTGGCCAAAGCTGCTCAACGTTCTGAAAAGGCGTTATCCGGAAGTAGAGTCAAAACAAAAATTTCGTTTCATCCTTCTGAAAAAAATCGCATAATGAAGTATATCGATGCTGAAAAAATATTCGAGGCAACCGACAACGGGTTGTCCGTATTTACATTCTATTTCCCTGGGGAAGATCTCACCAAACCAAAGCATAGTTTCAAGATCAGGAAAGATGAGAAAACAGCATCGGCTCAGCTTTCACTGTTTAAAGGCCGCTGGCGGATCACCGACTTTGGCAACCAGGGAGAAGTAAACAGCCTCGATGCCGTTGCCTTTGTTATGTGGCGTGAAAACCTCATGTATATCGATGCATTGCGCTTCATCGAGGAGGTGATCCTGAAACATTCTGTTGAAAGCGAAGGTTTTCGCCATCCGGTTTATAAGGCCGATTATAGCTGGAGAGAAGTTGGGCCCACCGACAAAAAAGGGGAATACAAATTCATATTCAAGTTAACACCAACCGGCAGTGATCTCGCCTCCATCGGGCGCTATGTTACTGCTGAATTGCTTGACCATTTCAATTTTAAAAGTGTCGAAAGCTATTCACTTTGCAGCTATTCAGATAAGTACAAGAAAGATATAGTACATGTTTTCACAGCTACCGATGATTATCCAATCTTCCTGCTTTCACCCGAAGATCAGCCTTTTCAAAAATTATACAAACCCCACGAAGTGGACAAAAAATTCCGCTTCAGTTATGTAGGCAAAAAACCGGCTAATTTCATTTTCGGACTCCGACAACTTCAGGAGATTGAAAACGAGTTTGTCGATGATAATGGCAATTACAATTTTGAAGGATCTGATTATAAAACACCCCACATTAAGGACCTGATCCGCTGCTCGGGTGAAAGCGATGCCCTCAATGTGGCCAGCCTCGGATTTCATGTTTACTGGCTAAACAGTGAGAGTGCTAAAATCGACAAACAACAGTTCCGTGAGCTTGATGATATGTGCGAGAACCATTACCAGTTGATGGATCTCGACGAAACCGGCAAACGTGAGGCGATGAAACTGGCTCACCAGCACATGAACCTGTTCACTATTCAGCTTCCGGAATGGATTCGCTTGAAAAAAGACTGGAGAGGAAACCCATGCAAAGACATCAAAGATTTTGTGAATATTGTTGGCGATAACCAGGATGACACCAACAGCCAGTTTTGCGTTCTCAAGCGCCGGGCTTTCCCAATGAAATTCTGGACAAAATCTATCGATAAGGATAAGAAAACAGTCAATTATAACCTGAACCTCGAGAACTATTATTACTTTCTCGAGAGCAATGGCTTTTACGTTACCGACTCAAAATACCACCGAAAAGCCGGTTACTGTTATGTGAAGATCGACGGGAAAACTGTTGAGCTTATCAATCCTGAACAAATTAAAAAGATCATCAAGCGGTTTACGAAAAACTGGATCCGCTCTAAGAACCTTCTCGATGAGAATGCCATCCTGAATAAAATAAACTCAAGCAACCAGATTAGCGAAAACAACCTGCAGGAACTGCGCCAGGTAGAACTCGAATTTCGCAACCATAAAAAAGGGTTGGAGTGGATACACTTCAAAAATGGCAGTCTTAAAATTACAGCCGATACAATTGAGAAGGCAAAGCACGATGATGTTCCAAACTACATCCTGGGTAAACTGGAGGTGAACGATACCACCATATCGCATCTTATTGATCAAAATATAAGGGTTGAGAGTAAGCCAGCCATCGAGATCAGTACAACTGCCGAATACGGTGCGATTCTCGACCGGTTGAAAAACGCAAAAACTACCGAGGATCGCGAAAACATCAATGTTGAAGTTGCAAACTTCCCGGAATTGGACCGTTACCAGGTCACGATCAATGATGATGAGTTTATTTGGGTCCGCTTTCTGAAGGATCTCGCACACATACACTGGAGAAAAGAGACCGAATTGAAAAAGGAACTTACGCCCGAGGAAAAGAAAAATTTACTTACACCAGAGGAAAAGAAAGAACAGGATCTGTTGCTGGTCAACATCATGTTTGTTCTCGGTTGGATGACTTCTGAATATAAGAATCCTGGTAAACCGTGGATGGTGTATTTACAAGATTATCTTATCAGTGATATTGGTAAATCGGCCGGCCGGTCAGGAAAGTCTCTTTTGGGTGTGGCAATGGAAAAAGTAAGAGCATTGTTCTATATCGGCGGCAGAAGGAAGGATATCACTGAGAAAACAGAATTTATATACGATGGATACACCAGATTTCACAGGATCATTGAGGTAGATGACCTCAATGAATTTGCGGATATAAATTTTTTTTACACCCAAATTACAGGCAAGAGAGAGATAAACTCAAAACACATATCAAAACAGATTCTCGACTACGACGAATCAGGCAAGATGATTGTTATCACTAATTTCGAACTTCCAAATACTGACAGCTCAACCATTGCGCGGTTATTAAATTGCGCTGTTTCCGACTACTACCACGAAAAAACAAAGTATAACGATTACAAGGAGACACGCTCTCCGCTGTCGAAATATGGCCGTATGCTGTTCGACGAATTCACCGATGAGGAGTGGATTAAGTTCTACAACTTCATGGCTTACTGCATCCAGCTTCAAATGCGCTTTTTCAAGATTCAACCACCGATGCAAAACCTTGAAAAGAGGCAGCTCAGGCGCTTAATGATCAAAGGTGTTACAAAATCAGAAGAGTTCTTCAAATGGGCCAACAATTACTTTATTGTCTGCCCCGACAAAGAACGGCCTGAAATCAGCCCCGATGAAGCGGGCTATTTCAACGTACTATTCAGGCGCGAAGCTGCTTTCATCAATTTCAAATCGACCCTCACCGATATGCACGAGCGCAAGTATACGGCCAGCCAGTTCCGTACAAGTCTCGAAGCCTGGTCTGAATACTGGGGTTATGAATTTAACCCGCTGCCGTTATGCACCGGCGCCAATGCAGCCACTGAGCGCCGTATACTTAAAACCATCGATAACAAAACTACCGAACTTTTCTACATCTCAACCGCACCTTACCAGGTTAGCGAAGATGAGATAGCTCCGGATGAAGAAGATAAATTACCATTTTAAACCTAAATAAGTATGAATAAACAAAAAGTTGATTGGATGGACATTGAGGAATTAGCCGCAAATGTCTGTGGTATAGAATCTGAAGATAGTTCAGAGATTGAAAACGCACTGTACGAAAAGTATGAAGTCAGTTCAGAGCAATTTGAAAAAATCGTAACCGATCTTTTTCATAAGCTTGATTTTTGCGTGAGTTTCTTAAGCTTTGAAGCATTTGTAGGGTTTGGAGATAAAGGGTTATGGTTGTTGAAAAAAGAAGTCAATCAGCAATTTATTGCCGGGTTAATTGCATGGGCCACTGAAGGCGAAGAATTCAAAAAAGATACTAAGGGTTTCAGCCGGATCATTACCAAAAAAGGTAAACCCGAATTTGAAATCACTATTAAACGGGCATCGCCTGAAACAGAACAATCTAAATAATTAATTATGAATAATAAAGAAGCATTTAAAAGGTTCGTTCAGACCAATGGGGTCATGATCGAAAAACTATTCTGGATTGCGGGATCCCTCGACAGTTCAGAATTAAAAGAGTTGTTTTCATACAATTGCGAAAATGAAAAATTCGAGAGTATTTTTCCCGGATTAGAGAAAATCGATTTAGATTTCAGATCGGATGATTTGTCCGATTACCTTATAGACCTGGAAAAACTCGGTTTTGTAGCCGAAATACATATTCCCACATGCGATCATTTTAGTTTTGAAAATGATAGTCCAAAGAGCTGGGCTACTCACAAAGGAATATGCCGGATTGAATTTACCTATGCCGAATCTACCGATGAACTACTCTCTGAAATTGAGATAATATTCGGAAAAGTATTCCATGAATTTGTAACCAAAGCAAGAAAGGAGAAATCAGCGATTGAAAATTTTATTCAAAATGATTTAAATCAAACAATAAAGGTAAAATCATGAACAAACTATTTTTAAAAGTGAGCAGCCTTTCAGCTGCCAACAAAGCTCATGAGGAGCTTCAGATCATTGCCAGTAAATGGCATCACGTTCTGGTTGATGGTAAAGTGCTTGAGAATCTCGTGGTTGAACTTCAACAGGAGATTGCACGCATTAATGAGAAGTACACGCGCTGTAAAGACATCACAATGAATGTATCACGGAATACACATGGCTTCACCGGTGAATACAAAGGCATTTACAATATCTCCGTTGATGGTAACTTCTACATTTCTGTTCACGAGGTTAAAAGTGAAGTGTTGACAAATGATCCGCTTATAATGCTTCTAACGTTACAGCAAAGTGTTTTTCAAAATTTTGATAATGGAAAAATGAAGAAGGATCGGTTCATTCGAATAACTAAAGACGTAATCAACTCAATAATAAAGGAAAAATTATGAACGAAGAACTAAAAGGGTCAAATGACCAACTTATTGAAAAGTTTATTAAAGACAACGACTTGTCATTATTGGATTTGGAATTGTTTTTGTGTGCACGAGGAATTGTTTGCGTTTCAGATGATGAAATCATTAATAAATGAATTACAATGAGAATACCAATTTCAAAAGCAAAGAAGATCCGCGAAGAATTAAACCTTACTCACCTGGTTATATTCGGGATCGACAACGATGGTATTAACCATGTAGTAACTCACGGAGGATCGCTAAAACAAGCTAAAGAAGCAGCCGATTATGGCAACAATATAAAAAGGTTATTAGGCTGGCCATTACAATTATGTAAGGAAACTCCACTAGAAAGGATCTGTGAGAATTGCGCTATTTGGCGCCGCCATCAAATCAATCACAATAGCATATCGCCTGGACCATATTCTGGTTTATGCTTTTATGGTCCTGTTAAGGTAGAGCGATACTCAAACGATATAGCATGTAATCACTTTGAACCAAAAATATAGCCTTGGGCAGGCTTTGTAAAACCCTAATTTAATATGGAAGAAAATTTGAGTTTTGGACATGCAATCGAAGCCTTGAAGCAAGGCAAAAGAGTAGCAAGACAAGGGTGGAATGGCAAAGGCATGTTTATTTTCATGCGCCCTGCCGATCAGTTGAACGTAGAGTTTGTTGTTGATAAAGTAAAATCACTTCCTAAAAGTGTAAAAGATTACTATTTGAATGACATTATCGACGAAAATGGAGAAAGAGTTCCTGTCGCAGAAGATGATGTTGTACAGTTTACAGCATACCTTTGTCTAAAAGCTGCTGATGGTACTATTGTAAACGGATGGCTTGCGACACAAACAGACATCCTTGCGGAGGACTGGACAATTATTGACTAATCCATTCGCGAGCGCCGGCGTGAGCCGTAATGAACCGTATCCCGGTTTGAGAGTACCGCTCCAGGCGGTATGATCAGATCGGGATTCCTTATTCTATACCTCCCTACGAAGTGCCTCCCTACGCATACGCGCCCGTTAGGGCTATTAAATTCATCCGGGATAGTGTGCCTGCCCTTTGCAGAATGCTGCCCCGGATTCCTTATATCCCCTCCTCGGAGGGGCAGGGGTGGGTTACCTCCGCGAAGCTCCGGCCAACCTCCGGTGGAATACCCTGCGAGCGGTTGACTATGTTTTTAGTCATCCGGCGCCCTCCCTTCCTTCTCCCTTCAACCCTATTTTTTCAAAAAAAGTTGTAATCTGTAATTTTTATATATATTCTCCGAAGAATCAAGCAAATAGAAGATTACAAAAAAATTACAACTTTAATTTGAATTTGTAATTTAAAAAGATGTAAATATCCTTTATTGCCTCCTGTTCTTACAAATTACAGAAATTACAAACTTTTTTCAGTTTTGTAACACCTGAAAATCAATTCATTACAAACTCTTTCAAAACCTTCTGTAATTTCAAAACCGATTGAATATGAATATGTTGTAAGGGCGAAAAACAAGAAATTACAACTTTTTGCCGATTTTTGCCCAAAAAATAGGGGTATGGTTTTTTTAGCGGTTTTCCCATCAATGCAATTTTGCTTCCCGTATTGTGAAATATTCTTTCATTTTTTTCGTAAATTCGTTTCCTAATCGTTTACGATATGATTCAGGAACCAGAAACCAATATTCCAACTGTCACTTTCGATTTACCTCCTATACTTGAAGCATACTGCCGTTTTGCGTTAGAAATACCTGTCGATCAGGAGATAATTACAGTTAATCGTACCAATGACATAGGTAAAGCCTTGAGCGGATTTTTAACAAAAACAAAATTAAAAACAAAATTACCATTGATTATCAATCCGGTAACTTTTACTGTACCTGTTACCAGGTATAATTACTATTCATTGCAATCAAATTTTTTTTATATCTCAGCTGAAAATCAACAGCAAATTGAAGATGTAATTGAGGTTCTCTTCAATTGTTGGCTCGACGTTTTTTTCAGTGATGGATATAAAATGAATCTAACACAGCTCGACATTATCGAATGTGTTCTCGATGTATTAAATATACGTATGAATGCAGCAAATTTCGACCAAATTAAAAAACGTGACTACCGAAAAGGCAAGTCGGATATACGTGTACGGTCGCAACTTATTCTAAAACAAAGATTATCAGCCGTTTCAAACAATAAAAAATATTTTTCTCACATTCAGGCCTAAAAAAGCGATATAAATGAGAAAAACTGAGGTTCAATATATTAAGAACATAAAATAAAATAAAATGAGCAACTCCGGGATCATCACCAAAATTGAATTCAAATACCAGGAATCCGATTCGTATACACAGATCGGTTTCATTCCTGAAAGTGCCAAACTCTACCAAACTGCCCAAAAAGAGGCAGGCGGATGGGTATATACTACCAAAGTGCCGTTCAAAATTGCCAAAAACGAAGCTTCAACGGTTGAACCCATTGTAACCCTATTGCGCCGGAAGGCAATTTACAAGCTCACCGATGGCAATGGCACCACATACACAATAGGTAACGATGAGATAAAAGCCTCGCTGGGATTAACCATTGGCGTTGGTGGAAGCGCCGGTTCATTCAATGGCCGTGAGGTAGAAATCGCCTGTACTTCTGATACAATGCTGGTAATTGCCTGAGAAAATAAGTCCTTTAAAAGCCCTACATACTAATGTAACCTTGTATTCTACCAAAATACAAGGTTTTTTATGGCCAAAAAATCAAAACAGAAGTACTATGATTTAATAGTAGACAAGGAAAATAAAACCACCGAAATCCTTATTTATGGGGTTATTGGTGACAGTTGGTTTGAAGAATCAACAACTGCAAAACAATTTGTTGCCGATTTCCGCAATGCCGAAAAGGATTCAGACCGGATCAACATTCGTCTTAACTCACCAGGTGGATCGGTTTTCGACGGATTGGCAATATTTAACGCAATTTCAGCCAGCACAAAAGAAATACACACCTATAATGATGGAGTTTGTGCAAGCATGGCCGCTGTATTGCTTTTATCAGTTGCAGGGAAAAATGTACATCCAGCATTCAACAGCCTTATCATGCTCCATTCGCCTTCAACCTGTGCATGTGGTAACAAATCACAACTTCAGGCTGCTATTGACATTCTTGACAAATGCCAGTCAGCACTGGTTAGTTCAATTTGTAAAAATACCGGGTTGGATGCAAAGGATGTTGAAAAGAAGTATTTCGACAATAAAGATCATTGGTTTACTGCCGATGAAGCTCTACAGGAAGGATTTTACTCGCAAATTGAAGATGATGTGGCCGAAAATGTTCCTGAGAATGCTTCAACCATGAAATTCTCAGACCTCATTAAATATTTCGATCCAAAGAACTCGATTATGTGGCCCAAAGATGAAGAATCATCTGAGGAAGATGAGGAAGAAACTACCGAAGAAATTTTAGATCAAATAGATATGGATATTAAAAAACTAACGGCGGCTTATAAGTTGCCTGAAGACAGCACTGAGGATGCCATTGTTGCACACGTTGCAAAGCGTGAGCAGGAAATTGCAGACCTCACCACAGCCAAAACAAAGGCTGAAACCGACCTCGCTACAGCTAACCAAACCATTGTGGACAAAGATGCTGTAATAGCTACTCTCAAAAAAGAACCAGGCGAAAAAACAGCCACGGTTACTACTGATACCGACACATCAAAAGGAACATCAAAAGATGAACCCAATGATTTTTGGACTGCGTTACATGCAAATCTTGAAATTGTAAATTCGAAATAAAATGATCGAAATTAATCAAGCTCTTATTGATGCTGGCATAAAGTACAAAAAACAGTTACTTTCAATGCCGGTTGCTGCCTTAGCCAAAGTATTCCCTTACATTACTATTGAACCAGGGATTCAAGGTAAAACAATGGGTGGAGTTCTCACTACTGATGCGGAGTTAAGGCCATATCGCACTGAAAAAGGTGCAAGTGATAACACTACAATTACTCCATTTGAATGGGAAACCTATTTGGGTGATGTGGTGAAGGAATTTGACCCATACAAATTAATGGGTTCATTGTACACCTCTCCTACTGCAACGAAACCTACAGAACAGGAAATTGCTAAACGGGTGGCTTTAGAAATGGCTAAAAAAGTAGGCCATGCACTTTATCTTCAGCTATTCAAGGCTGTTCGCAATTCTCTGGGTGAAAATACAGCAACCTTATTCAATGGTTATGCTACTCTCATTCAAGGTCAGATTACAGCCGGAATCATCTCATTATTAAACGGCAATTATCTTGACATGTCAGGAACTCAAATGACTGTTGACAATGTAGGTGATATTCTTGTTGGTTTTTGGGAAGGTGCTCAAGAAGAATTAAAAGACATTGAATCATTTATGTACATTCCATCATTTGTTATTGAAATGTACAATAAATGGCATCAAACAGAATATGGAGTTACAGCTCCGTGGTCGAATGGGAATGCACCCAAAGTACTTCCGGGAACAAACGACATGTGTACACTAGTTCCTTTAGGCAATATGGCTGGCACTCCATTTATTTTCATTTCGGTGAAGGAAAATGTGAAGATTGGTGTTGACCAGATGAGTGACACTGAAAAAGTAGAAATCAGAAGGTGCGACAATCCTAAGCTTGTTCAATTTTTTATGACCTCATATTTTGGAGTTGGCTTCGAAACCTTCGACAAAACGTTATTCAAAGCAATGCGTTATACATCAAGCGCCATTGTGCCTATTGCTAATTTGGCAAACAGCGCTAAAGCTGCTACCACAGCAACCTTTACCTGGACAGCTCCAACCGGGGCAACCACTCAGGTATTACAACAGAGCCTCGATGGTTTGGCATGGGCCAACTGTGCAACTGCAGCCGCTATTACCGCAACCTCAGCAACCGCTCAGGCTACCGGCTTAACTGCCGAAACTGAATACCAATTCAGGGTTGTTGTAACCGGTGGACAAAATGCCGGTGTATCGAATGTAGTAACCGTAACCACAAGCGCAGCATAGTATGTCACTATTTGAAAATATGGGATGGACCGACGGACAAATAAACCCGTCGGGCATCGGTACCGAAGTGTACTACATCCCCAAATCTGATTTAGCTGTTGGAGGTTTTCCTTCAGTAGTTGCAGCTCCTGCAACTGCCGCTGAAAATGTTCAGCTAAGTGGTGATTTCACACTGAAGGCTCTCAAAACTTGGTTCCGTCTCCACTCTACCCAGGGTAAAGGTGATGTCACATTCGAGCCGGTTGGCGAAAAAGAATGCAAGATGGTGATCAACAAAGGGAAATTTTCTTTTCCTGACATTAGCAATGCGGCCAAAAGCCATGCAAAACAGGCATTGAATCCAAGCCTCATCTACTGTGTTAAATTACCACATCAGAGCGAAAAACGTTACCTTATTATTGGTGATGCCGATTATGATACCGAAAGTAAAGTAACAGGTAACTCTGGAGCTGAACCCGGAAGCGCTAAAGGATTAACATTCGAAGTCGAATGCCCATCGTTCACTCCGCTACCAGGTTATACTGGTGACATCGTTTTAAGCGATGGTACGCTCGACTGTGCTACCGGTGTATTTACACCAACTGCAGGATAAGTAACTTTAAAAACTTAAATAATAAACCCCGGCTCGTCCGCGATGACTATCGGGATCGGGCTGGGGTTTTTAATTCAAAGTGTATGAATGATACAACAAAAACAACAGAATATCAGAAGGAAATCAATGATTGGTTTGCTTCCGGCAGAGATTTCAACGAGGGCTACTTGCTTTTCGTTCGCTTCTCTCACAACCGCGCGTTAGCTATGCAGCTGGCCCGTAAGGGTGCAACAATGCAAAGTAAACTGGAGTATGAATTGACCAAGATACTCGAACGGGGATTGATAATCGAACGTCCTGTTTTGCCGATTGGCCAGGTAAAAAAAGTAGTTGCACCGGTAATTGAAAAGAAAGCTGCAATTGCTTCAGAGTTAGCTCCTATTGATAAAATCTTAAACAAACAGGAAAAAGTTCTGGTTTGGCACGATGGGAAAGTAGACTATGAGTCACTTAGCGATCAGCAAAAAGCTTGGTACGATTCCAACCGCGATATGTATAAGGAAATGCGCAGCTGGCATGAAAAAATGAAGCTGGCCACTACCGATGAGGAACGTGCCGGTTTCCGATCAAAAGTGGTTGAATTTGATGATCAAATTCGCGAAAACTGGAAACAGTTCGATGCAACGATTGAAGTGCCGAAAGGATCTGCAGATGATAAAAAAGAGAAAAAAGAATCTGATCCGGTAAAGGCAATTACAAACGCCCGGTCCTACCTTTCTAAAAATCTTCCAAAGCTTGAAAATTTAACGGGTAAAAAACTCGATAAAATGAAAGCTGAATTGAAGGCACGCTATGAGTCAATTATTGCTGCCAGCCAGGCTGTCGATGAAAAGACAATTGCAAAACTCAAATCCTGTGGAATTATCGTGGAATAACGATATAGCTGTTAAGCTTTCACAGGATATACAGAGTCACGACGTTTTTGATTTTATCCTGGATGAATGTAAAAGAGCTGATAAATTGATTATCGGCTCTTTTGCCATGAATGAAGCTTATGTGAGGCGGATCATCCGCAACCGGGAGAGGATCTCTTCCCTTGAAGTGTTTCTCGACCTAACGGTTGCCGATCGGAGCCCGTCGAACACCATCTATATTTCAGAAAACGTCGATGCCCTGTACTTAACCAGCAACCATTCAAAATTTATTTACTGCCGTGGAGAAAAGCAGATGCTGGCCGTGATGAGCAACAATGCAACCAATAACCACCGGTTCGAACTTCAGGTATTTATACGTGAAAAAGGGTTGATTGCCGATTTCCTGCAACAATACGAAATTATGAAAGCTGAAAGTTTGCGCTATGGAGCTGACCAATGACCAACTTACACAGATTGAAGAATACGCTTCGTTGTTCTGCAGCATCGATGAAATTGCGTTGCTTATCGATGTTCGCGAGGGTGATCTGCGTCGGGAGATCCGTAACAAAAACAGCGATGCAGCCAGGTACTATTTCCGCGGAAAACTAACAACTCAAGTAAAACTAAGGCGGCAAACCAAACTATTCGCCGAAAAAGGAAGCCCCCAGGCTGAGCAGACCATGAAACAACTGTACGAAAAACAATCCAGCAATGAGTAGAGAGCATCCAATAGATAGGTTTCGAAACGTGATGTTTAACAATGCGAAGGAAACTGAACTTACTGAAGCTGAACAAAAACAGCTTACCAGATATAGAGATGCATTCGTTCAGAGCCTTGACAATCCACTGATTCGTGATACAGAACTGCGCGATTACCTCATTAATAATTACCGGATCTCCGACTCTCAAGCTTACCGTGATCTGGCAAACATTCGCATTCTCCTGGGCAATGTCCGAAATGCCAATAAGGAATGGGTACGCTATATGGTTATTGAAGGCTTAAAAAAGCAATACTTTGATGCCGATGCTGAAGGTAAGCAACGTGAAGCGATCATGGCACTTGATAAACTCGGTAAATACAATCGTCTCGACAAAGAAGATCTAGAGGAACTTCCATTTGATAAGGTGATCCCGGTCGACTGGGAAGCAACAACAGATATTTCAGTACTCGGAATCAAACCGATGGAAAACAGAAAGGAAGAAATTCAGAAGCTCCTTAAAAAATACGCTGATGATATCGAAATTGAAGATATCGACTACCAGGAAGTAACCGACAATGACTGAAAAGAAAAAGATATACTTCAATAACCCTCAGCTGGAGGTAATGGCCACAGCAGCTCACACCACCGTTTTTTTAGGCGGTCGCCGGTTGGGTAAAACGCATGGCATTGCCGCTCCCTGGTTACTTCGCATTACTCAAGCCATGCCCGGCTGTGCCATTGGTATAATTGGCGCCAGTTTTCAGCAGATCCTCACCCGTACGCTTCCAGGTACATTCAAGGCCCTCGAATCTATGGGCTATTACCGGAACGTTCACTATACCGTTGGCATTGTTCCTCCCAAAAGCTGGCGCGATAAGATGGTCAGGGAGCCGATTAAGTACGATCATGTTGTTTCCTGGTACAACGGAACTGTTTGGTACTTGATCTCTCAGGACATTCCCGGATCATCCAACTCGTTAACCCTGCAGGCCATCTTTGCCGATGAAGCCAAATTCCTCGATTTTGAAAAGCTGAAGGATGAAACCTTCCCGGCCAATGGCGGGTATAAAGGCCCGTGGAAAAATTGCCCCTGGTTAAATTCAATGCTTTTCATCTCGGATATGCCAACCAGCAAAAAAGGAAGCTGGCTGCTGAACTTCCGTGAAAAGATGGACCGGAAAGTAATTGACGCAATTCACGATCTGGTTCGCGAAATAGACCGTTTACGAAAGCTTCCTGAAACAAAATACACTAAAAGAGAGCTGCGTAATTGCAGGCTAGAAATAGCCAAATTGCGCAGCATTGCAGTTTATTACCGCGAAGTATCAACGCTCGAAAATCTTGAGATGCTGGGCAAAAAGTACATAGCTCAAATGAAGCGCGATCTTCCTCCGCTGGTATTCCTCACCTCCATACTTTGCATGCGCCCTGGGAAGTTGAAGGATGGCTTCTACCCATCGCTGACTGATGACCATCTGTACAAGGCTTTCGATAATACCTACCTCAAAAGCCTTGAATATGACGTTGACAAGGCGAGGAAAGCTAAATGCCGGCAGGATGGCGATCTTGATCCAAAGAAGCCTATATGCGTTGCATTCGACTACAATAGCAATATAAACTGGTTGGTAGCCGGTCAGGCCGATGGAACGAAAATAAAGGTCATCAAATCGTTCTACGTAAAGTATCAACGAAAGCTCCGGGAGCTGGTCGATGACTTCTGTGACTACTACCAATACCATCAAACCAGGGAAGTTGTTTTTTACTACGACAATACAGCACTTGGAAGCAACTACGCTGTGAATGAGGAAGATTTTGCAACGGTTATAAAAGAACAGTTTGGGAAAAACGGATGGCGCGTACATGCTGTTTACATGGGCCAGCAACTCAGGCAGCATGAAAAATACACCATGATCGATCAGGCTTTCAAAGGTCAGAAATATAAGATGCCAATGATTAACGAACCCAATAATGAAGCGTTAATACTTGGTTTGCAACATGCCGGTGTTCGCATTGGCCGTCGTGGTTGGGAAAAGGATAAGACTGATGAGAAGAAAGAAGAAAATGAAGAGAGCCGCCTGGAACATCGTACCGATGGAACCGACGCCTTCGATACGTTAGTAATTGGAATGATTTTGTATCCTCACAGTGGGGTAAGTTCAGCGGTTGGGGGTAGTAGTTTCAAATAACTGGTGTAAAAGTATATTTTAATGTTATCCCAAAAGAGAAATCAGATAAAACAGGTTCTTCAAGGTATCCAAGTAAAGTTTCATTATAGTATAATCCATTAATGTATGGATTATCGTCTACATGCCTCACTAAAAAAGTTTGCTTTGCATCATTTATTGTAGGCTCTCGTTTTAGATGAGCTCTAAGCGCGTCCATGATCAAATTTTCTTTTTGTAATAATAATTGCTTTACCGATTCTATATACAAATCACCCATTTTGAAGCCATATTCAAAATTAATATGATGTTTATCAATTTCTTCTGGGGTGTAATTTTGATTGCCATTAATGGTTTCCATAATTCAATTTTAATAATTATTAATTAGTTCAGCGGTTGGAGGTAGTAGCTTTAAATAAGTTACAGTCTATCTTTAAATTCAATATTCATTTTTATGATTCCAGCAATATGTAGAGCTAACTCTTTTACCTTATTGTTAAAATGCGCCTTAAAAATTGCTTTGATATAAACATCTCTTGAGTATCTCATATCTTTACCCCACTCAACATCTAAAAGCACAAATCTGATAGTATTATAATCCGTCAAATAAAAATCAACCTTGCCAAAATTTTTAGTTAAAATGTCACTAATCATTATAACGGCTTCACTAACATAATCTTCAAGTGTTTTCAATAATTCTTTTTGATCTTCAAAATAAGTTTCCATGATTCAAATTTATTAATTATTTTTCGTTCACATTTTAATTAATGTTAATGAGGTCTCCACGTTTATGGGTTGCCGCCCTGTGGAGACCTTCATTATTTAAGCTAGTTCACACTGAACTTCACCATCAATAGTCTCCAGCTTGAACAGGTAACACCCTTCCTCACTGAAATCTTTGTTCACTATCACAGCATCGTTGTTGGTAGCTGCAATGTACACCGGTCCATCCGGTTTTGTTTTGCAATCGCCGTAACACTTTACAGCCAATTGCTTCGCTTCGAATACATTCATTTTCATTTTATTAATGTTAATACTTCCGGTTGCCGCCGGGGTTAAAAAAGTTCTTTCAATTCTACCTCTAAGGCTTTCGAAATCTTGTAATAAATATCTATTCCGGTACTATACCGGCCCTTTTCGATACGAGAAACGTTTTGCTGATTTAACTCGGATAAAGCTCCAAGTTGATCAGCTGTCAGGTTCTTTTGCTTCCGTAGTTGTTCAATTCGCTGGCCAATACGTCGGCGGTTTTCGCGCAATTCAATTTCGTTAATCATCATCTTCCTCCCATTCTTCTATGTCAATATCTGCCATGTCGTTTTCAAGCATCCGTTCATCTAGTGCCAGAAAGTTCCAAATGTCTGTAATTATGGCAATGTGTTCCTTCTCTGAAGGCCGCTCGCCATCGATGTACTGCACTTCAGCAATGTTCGCAAAGAACTCATCAAAATCGGCAAAGTAGCCATCATCGAGAGAGTAGCGAACAAATACGCGCGGGTAATTCATTTTAAAAATGAATTCTTCATCAGGAAAAAACATCTTATTTTCTCCCACAAAATAGTTCTTAAATTTTTCTGGTATGTTCATATTGAAAATGTTAGCCCCGGTGGTTAGCCGGGGCGGTTTGTTGTTATTTTTCTTCACCATATTCAAAGGTTGATTCATCGGTCCATGTGCCAACAAATTCAATCAAAGCACTGCGCCAGCTATCTTTGACTTCATATACGAAGCTTACATTTTTGTCAGTTACACCTTCATTCATAATTTTAGAAATAGTTGATTCATAGGCTTGCATTTTGCTATCAGCTAATATTTTGAATGAATATGTTTTAACTCCATCATTGCCTTTTATTTTTGAAACCAAAACATCTAAGGTCACTACATACCAACCTTTTTCTTGGTGATACATATCGGCTAAAGCTGCTTTTTCTGCTTTTTCTGCTTTTTGTTGTTTTTCGAATTCTGCTTTTACTTTGTTTTCAGCCACAATAATGTTATGCGCTTCTAATGTTTTAGCCATTGCTGAATAGACGTTGATCCTGGTAGTCGAACAGTTAGTAGTTGCAAGCTCTGATTTTATTTCAACAGTACCATTAAAATAATTATTGAAAAAATTCTTGCAATAATCATTGCAAACTAACGGATAAGAATTTCCACGGAATTTTAAACTGTTTACGAAATTAACAGCTTCTTCTGCATTGCTTACTAAAGCTGTTTGATTGAAGTAATTGAGAACTAAATTTTTCATTTTGTTTTGCCCGGTTGTTTATCCTGGTTGGCTCGACCAGTTTTAATTTATTAACATGGTGTAAAGATAACATCATATTTGATGTAAAACAATAGGCAAATGAAAATAATAAATCAAATTTGATGTGTTATAAAACACACAGTATTTTCGAGCGAGTTTTGAATAAGTAAATTTTCGTGTAGTTTTTTAAGGGAGAGGAATTTATGTTTCAAATCAAATGAAATTGTATGAGCGCTGATCTATCGTATAGATATTTTTAGAATAAAAACAGAACCGGTACGGTACTGAAGCGCGAATTCCTTATCCAAGCGCCGGGGCCAGGCACAAGGCCTCCCCTTTGCGGTTGGTAAGGTCCAACATCAAACCCCCTATGTTCTTTCAGATTATCGGCACATTCTCAAAGAAAAGGGAAAGAAAACTAAGCCATCAAGTTTGCAAACTTCAATATTTTACATATAATCATCAATCGTTGCCAGTTCCCGGGCGGGTATGGCTGCGCTCTCTGGTCTGTTTACCTTTTCACGGTGTTCTTTCATCTGATCGGCTGTAATTACCTGAGTATTTGCAAACAGGTAACAGATAGGCCAGTACTTGTATTCTTCGGGTTCGTTGCTTCCTTCTGGTACTTGTTCACCTTGTCGGGGTTGTCCCCAAATAATAAAAGCCTTTTCACCTTTTCGCACGGTTGCGCCTTCCTGCTTCCATTGTCCAAAGGTTTTAAACTCCTCAATGTCGGGGTGTTGTTCCATATACATATCTTTTAAACCTTCGTTAACGCTGTCAATAGCGCCCTCTTTTACAAGTAATCGCAATGTTTGAGAAATAGCGATCAATCCTTTACGGTTGGTTAAGTATTGCTCTTTTCTTGTATTTTTTGTATTTTTATCCATTGTTTTGAATTTTTAGGGTTAAACATTCTAAAAGTTTTTAAGAAAGCGGAGGCGGTCACCTCCGCTTTAATTGTTTTAAGCTTCAATTTCTCTTTTAATTGCTTCCTCTTTTGTTTCAATCCTACCCAAAATAAAGGAAAGAACTTCACCAACAATCACCGGATTAGCAATTTTGAAAACTTCATTGTCCCTATAGTTTTCTTTATCGGTAATAACAATGAAATAACGTTCATTAGAGAAATCGTTTGCGGCTGCTAATTGTGCAATGTTGTCAAGGTGTTTGAAAATACTTTCTTTATTGTCCTGAATTACTGCAAGTTTTCTAATCAAATCTTTCTTTCTATTGAAATACTGAATTTTATTCTCTAGGTCTGAAGGAATTACAGAAAGTTTCTGCTTTAGTTCCTCGTTTTCTTTTTGGAGTTCTTCCAATGATTTTGGAACTTCGGGTGTAGTTATTTCTTTGGCTGTTTCAGCCTGGGCATTGTTTACCCCTTTCGCAACCGTTAACGGTGCTTTTGAATTTTCTTTACTCATTTGTTTTGAATTTTACAGTTAAACTTCAATTTTGGAGGCGGTCACCCCCTTAAATCGTTACACTAAATTACTAAATATCCAAACAAAAAACAAACTCAAATAACTGACTTACTGTATATTAACATAAATAAACTATGTGTATAGTAACATCAAAATCAACATTGAACAGAAAAATATTTTTTGACTAAAAATTCATCTTATGTAGGGATCGTTCAAAATATCGCATCCCTCGCATGAATTTTTTTATAATAATCTGATTTTCATTATTTTTTTTGGGGGTTAAGGGGCTTTTTCTCCCCTTCTGTCTAATAAGAC